CTGCTACTGGTTCCACAGCAAATGATACCAACACTGTTTCAGCCACCGGATCAAAGGCTTCCACGAAAGAAATCATGGATTTGATTCGCTCGCGTGGTAAGAAAACCGAATAACCTACCTATGAAGGGGAAGTTTTCACTTCCCCTTCTTTTTCAAAAATAAAGGAGAAATATGTCACGAACAGAACTAGAGCCAATGGATAATACGTGTTCAAAAGAAACATCATTGATATCTCTTGCACATAATTTAGAATCTCATAGTGGGATTTTGATGGCTAGAATAAATGCATTACTTGAATTATTCAATGACCAGCGCAAAGGAAAATGTGAAGAAGGCGCCAAGAAATCTATGGACGGTCCTTCAGACGATATTTTTAGTACCTTGCATCGCACCTATAATAAATTAGACGCTTTGATCAACGTCATTGATTGCTTTCAAGAGAGAATTGGATATTACAAAGAAATAAATGGGCCACAATGTGCCATTGACAAAGATGTTAGGAGATAATGTATGGGTCGTCCGTTTGATGTAAGTCGTTTTAGAAAAGGCATCACAAAATCAATCGATGGAATAAGTATTGGTTTCAGAGATCCAAAAACATGGATTTCAACTGGTAATTTTTGTTTGAATTATCTTATTTCAAGAGATTTTACCAAAGGAGTTCCTCTGGGTAAGATAACTTCTTTTTGTGGGGCACCAGCAGCGGGTAAGAGTTTAGTGGTTTCTGGTAATATTGTGAAGAATGCACAGGATTTAGGTATCTATGTCATCTTGATTGATACAGAAAATGCTCTAGATGAAAAATGGCTTCATGCCTTGGGCGTTGATACTTCAGAAGAAAAATTACTGAAGTTGAACATGGCTATGATTGGAGATGTGGCTAAACTAATTACAGATTTTGTTAAACAATATCGTGAGATTCCGGAAGAAGAACGCCCGCCAATTTTGATTGTTATTGATTCTATCGGTATGCTTCTTACCGAAACAATGGTGAATCAAATGTCCACAAATTTACAGGGGGACCTGGGAATTAAGGCAAAGCAATTAAAGGCACTGATTACAAATTGTGTGAATACTTTTGGAGATCTCGATATTGGTATGTGTGTAACCAATCACGTGTATTCATCGCAAGACAAATATACGGACGATACAATTTCAGGAGGTTGTCTCACTGCTGGGCACAAAATACAATTGTCTGATGGATCCACAAAATTAATTGAAAATATAGAAATTGGAGATAGTGTTCGAACATTAGAGGGTAATTTCGAGGTGCTTAATACTTTTCATTATTCTAATAAAGAAGTCTTTGAATTAGAGTTAGAATCTGGTCAAACGTTGCAAGCAACCGGCGAACATCGATTTATGGTGAAGACTAAAGATGGTTTTGTCTGGAAAAAAGTATGTGATCTTTCTGAAAAGGATGAAATATTATCCATATAAACCCGTTCCACCTCTTATTTTATGCTAAATAGAAGTAAGAGGTGATGTATGGGTCTGAAAATATATAATTGTATTATCTGTAATAAGGAAATGTATAAGAAAGAAAGTTTACTTGCACATTTTTTAATTTGTTCTGAGAACTGCAAACAAATCCGTAAAAGTAGATTTCCAAAACACATAACGCCTAAGTGTGTTGAATATTGGATCAAAAAAGGGTTATCTGAATCAGAAGCTCGTGAAACAATTAGCAAAATTGCCAGAAAACAGTCGGTTCGATGTGTTGAATATTGGTTATCAAAAGGCTTTAATCAATTCGAGGCAGAAAAGAAAATCTCCGAAATACAATGCGGTTGTTCACCTAGACGTGTAGAACATTGGGTGGCTAGGGGATTATCTGAAGAAGAAGCGGTTACAGAAGTTTCAAAGGTTCAACAGAAAGATGCAAAGAAGAAATTACAAAAATATTCACATGAAGAACGGCAAAAGCAAAATTCTTTTAGCCCGAAATATTGGATTTCTAAAGGAATGAGTGAATCTGATGCAGTAAATTTTTGTAAAACAAAAAGCGATAATATGTCATTACCAGCTCTTATTAAGAAATACGGCGACAAGATCGGACAAGAAAAATACAATGAATATTGTGAATACCGTCGTATAAATTATACTTTATCTGGTTATATTCAAAAACACGGCGAAGAAGAGGGTGAGAAAAGATGGCAGAAACGATTTAACAATCATCAAAATTCAACAGCAGCAAATCAGTTCTTTGATATTTTAATGAACTTTATTCCAGCACAGTATAAAGTATATCGAGCATTTAAAAATGATTCAAATAACAGAGAATATGGGATACGAGATGGGGATAAATATTATTTCTGTGATTTTGTAGTTCCAGAGTTAAATTTATGTGTAGAATTTTATGGAGATTATTGGCATTGCAATCCTGAAAAGTATAGTGCTGATTTCTATCATTCACGAGTTAAGAAAACTGCTGAGGAGATTTGGAGAGATGATAAAACACGAATAGATGCTATATCTCGGCTACGAAACTTTAAAATATTTATAGTGTGGGAAAGCAACACCGAAAGAGCAATTCAAACCATTAAAGAGGAGATTCAACATGCTATCAAAAATAAAAATCAAATCTAAGAAAAGTATTGGGATTAAAGAAGTGTATGATATTCAAGTAGATAAGGCGCAACATTATATTCTAGAGAACGGGGTTGTTAGCCATAATAGTGGATTCCTTTATTCTAGCAGCATAATCGTAACTATGGTTCCGTTGAAGTTAAAGGAAGACGAAGACGGAAATAAGATTACTGAAGTTCGTGGAATACGGTCAAAATGTAAAGTAATTAAATCACGCTATAATAAACCATTTGAATCGGTTGAAATCAAAATTCCTTATGAAGAAGGAATGGATGAATATTCAGGATTATTTGATTTATTTGAACAAAAGAAACTTTTACCGAAAGAGGGAAATCGTTATGTTTATACTGATCTTTCTGGAGTGCAGCATAAACATTGGAAGAAGGAATATTTAAGAAATGAAGATGGAATTCTTGACTTAATGATGAAAGAATTTGATAAAGTATTGGAATCAATTACATCAAGCGAAGAGGAATTTGAAGAAGCCAACGAGTGCGTTGAAAAATAATTATTTTCCACAATATGGATCAATAATGACAATAGTTCCATCAGAACGTTGCATAATGTTTTCATCATGAATATCAGTATAACGATTTGGATGAGACTGCATTAGTCTTCCCAATATCCTGGCGGCTTCTATTAGACTTGGTGGATAACGTTTACCAACTAATTGAACGTTTCGATTTGAAAACTTCTCCAGTGATTTATTTGGCGAATTTGCTATAGCATCTAATGCATCACTTACTAATTTTGATTCATCTTTTTCAATTTCATATAATTTTTCAATGAGATAAACATAATATTTTTTATTATTCACTATCCATTCTTGACGATTACTGATAATAGGAAAATGTTTGTTTTTATATTTCTTAATGATTTGAACAAAATCATCATAGGCTGAATCTGGGTGTTTATTGATTTTTAGAACATATTTTTTAACGGGATTACTATAAACATGACTATAAGATCCTGCTCCAATATTATGCCAACCTAATTCTTGTAGCTTATAGTCAAGCATGTCATAATTTCCAAATCCAAATTGAAAATAATGATTGGCAACCATTTGCACTTTCTTCGGAATTTTCGGTTTGTATAATTCAAATAGTTTCATAATTTTAAGAAAATGGGTCAGTAATAATTACTGACCCATAATGGGTCAGTAATTATAATGGTGCCATCTTTTCGTTGCATAATATTTTCACCATGCATATCTATGATTCCATCTCCATCTTTTCCAATGATAATAGCTGCTTTCACTAAATCAGGATGATTTCGAAGATATTTTGTTTGGTGTTTTAATAGTTTTTCCAATGGTCTCTTAGGGTCTTCCATAATATTTCCTAGTTCATATGCAAGATCTCTTGAAGATTGTCCAGTAACCCTATATAATTTTTCAATGGCGTAAATATAAAATTTATGTCTACCAACCTTCCAAACTTTCATTTCACTGATTTTTGGAAAATGTTTATTTTTATGTTTTTTGATTATTTTTACATACGTTGCATAACCAATATCGGGTTGGGAATTGATTTTAAGAACATAAGATTTGTTTGGATTTTCCCAGACATGACTAAATGCTCCAGAACCCAATTCTTTCCAACCTAATTTTTTCAATTGCTTCTGTAATTCATATTTTGCATCATATGAATCTGACTTAAAATATTGATGCGCTACTTTTCCAATTTTCTTTGTAATTTTAAGTTCAAATAATTTCATATAAATATTTAGCAATTTCACACATTTTAATAGAAGGATAGAAAAACATGACAAAAGAAACACCCATCACCCTTACCGAAGTTTGGCAATTACTTATAGAATACATTCCAAGACGAGATCAAGAAGAAGCCGCAGACGAATTGATCCGATATCTAGTGACCGTTTTGAATAAAGAAGAACTAGATGAGATTTCAGAAATAGATGGTGATTTAGATGCTGCCTATCTGAAATATCAAGATGAAGATGCTGACATAGATGATTATGATGAGGATCTGGAAGAAGACAAATAAATGTACTATAATTTGATTGTTCAAGATATCGGTAATTTGCCTGGGTTCATGACTCATTATGAAAATGAGTTGGCGAAGAATAGATCATGCGTACAAATTAAGGGTAATCTTGAACAAAATCTTGCTCGACTGCCTGGCGAAACCGAAATGATTTTTGGACAATTACAGGAAATTGAAGCTGTTCTAAATTACCTGAATATTCAATTACGAAGAATCAAACAGAAGCATTATAAAGAATATTTAGAGGGGTATTCAAGAGCTTTGACCAGTAGAGATTCCGAACGCTATGCGGATGCATCAGAAGAAGTTCTTGAATATGAAACTTTGGTCAATGACGTAGCACTCCTAAGAAATTCTTATCTTGGAATTATGAAAGGATTAGAGTGCAAAAATTTTATGATAGGGCATATTACCAAATTAAGAACAGCGGGGTTTGAAAATATTACACTATGAAATCCGATAGACTAGAATTCAACGAAACCTGGGTAATGGAATCACCAGAAGGAATAGGAAAATGGGCCAGTTATGATGGATTATGTTATGGGATTAAAGATACTATTAGCCAGGGGCATTCCATAATCAAATTGCCCAACAATTTAAATAAACTTGAAGCCGGTAACTTAATATATTATTGGTATGGTGATGCCAATAAGATTTTGCTTGGCTCTGAATTGCACGTAAAACCAAACGGATTGGTTGTGGCCATCACAGGAAAAGAACCAGACTTAGTGAAACAAAAACAACCTCCTTATGCCAGCGAATTATATTTGGCTATTATCAACGATACACAAAAAGCAATTCGACTTCTAAGCGACAAACAATTGAGCGATCAAGGGTTTAACATTTGGAAAAGATTATATAATGATAATATTTTGGTGGGAATATATGATTCGAAAAACAACGTTGGCCAATCATTCAAAAGATTGGGTTCTTACAAAGAATTCAAGCAGTATTATAAATTACATGATGCAGATTTTCAAAGATATCAATACGTTTTATTCAAAAACGGATCAAATTCGTTAATTGAAACGTGCAGTTACTTTAATCTTCGTCGTATGAGAGAATTAGCTGGACTTGATGTGGACTGGAAGGAGTGAAGTTTTCATAGAACAGCTAAATACTGATGTGAAAACAAAAACCAAATCCTTATTGGAATCCTTAGTTGAATTATCCCCAGAAAAAGATTTGTCAATGGTTATTGAATCAAGAGGGGCAAATATCATTGCCAGCGCCATTACTTTAATTGAATCTATTGAAGAGAAGTTTGGAAATGATTTAGCAGAGGATTTAGAAAGGAAACTTCTAAGTTGTATTCGTAATAGGAATGATGGTAAATTTGTTCGCGCAACAAAAACTCTGGTAATACATCCCAAAAAGAAAAATTAGATAATCATACGCCAATTTGCAGCATTATATGGTCCTTGCCATCCATCCACCCATGCATTTCCATCCCACCGTATCTGTAAATTACTTGAATTATTATAAACAAACTGAACATTTCCAATATTTTCATCGGCATCAAAAGAAATATTCCAGGCTGAACCGGTATAGGTAATTATATCGTTCTTAGAAGCAGAAGCGTTTGAATTCGCTGTATCATATGGCCACGATGTTCCAATATTTGAAGTTATTAGATAGCTTTGACCGACATTCGCGTTCGCCAATCCATATCCTGGAGCAACTGATAATGGATCCACTATCGAAATAATACTGGGTAGAGTATTTGATGGTAATGTTCCAGAGGATACGTTGTATAGAAGTATAGTAGAATCCATTGGATTTACAGTTATTGTTCCAAGAATTTCGTGATTCGGACTTCCATCGTAGGTCAATCCAATTTGAGAAACTCCAGCCCGAATATTACCATACGCTGATAAAATTCCTGTGACATCTAAAGGTGCTCCATATAATAATCCTGGTTTCTCGACTCCCTGATTCAAAATACGAATTTGATTATCTGTGGCGTAAACACCATAATTATTGAAAGTTATTACTTGCCTACCAAAAATCAAATCATCGCATTCTTTCATTTCTTTAATATTTGTAATTATCTTAAAGATGACGCCCATTTTAGAAACTTGGGTTGGGAGAGACAGATAAATTGGCGCTTCAAATTGTAAAGTGCAAACATCATATGAACTATCCATATTCTGATTCGTTGGAATAGTTCTTGAACTCCAGGTTACATCCTTCAATTCAATATATGAAAGACTTTCCCAATCTAAATAATCATCTGTTTTTTGTATTTCAATAGATGGGTTGAATAACGGGAGAATTTGTTCAAGAATTTGTAATTTTTGCTGGGTATTTGAAGTAACAATATCTACTTTTATATCCAAAAGATAAGGAGAAGGCATGAGTCTTTTTACTGTGTAGGCATTGCCTTGCTGCGGTAAATATGAACCAATATTTGCATCCCACTGTCTTGTTCTAACTGAGAAAGTGTCTTCGAAGGTTGGATTTTGTCGTCTTGGAACATCATATTTCAAATTGTTTATATATATAGATATAATTGGGAACGAGGCCAAGACGTTTTCTGAATTTAATCTTTGTATGGTTGCAGCTGAAAAAGTTGAATCTCCCCATATTACAGGAACCGTAGAATATAGTTGGTTGTCGTTTGAATCAAGGCCATATTCAACGGTAAAATTACTGAAGACGCGAATGATCTGGGTTATCCATTTTCTTACTGAACCATCGTAGAAAAATTGTTGAGGCATATAGTTATTTAGTTGTAATTAATAGACATCATGAATGGGAGCGGAATCATATTTTCAGATGATTCCAAAGATCGAATATCATCAAGATCAGGAATATAATTCTTCAATACTTCTTGCATACGCACGATCAATAATGCAGCCATCACTAGATCGTCGGTTTCACCAACTTTAGCTTGATAAGAATTCCCCAATGCAACAAACGTTCGAAGTTCTGAGATAAGTTTCTTACTGAATATTTTCATCTTATCCATTTCGATCAGCATTTTGAATTTCGCACATGCCGCTAGTTTATTTTGCCCTGTCGTATTAAATCCTTTTCTAAATTTTCTTGCATTGCCAAGCTTGACTGGTTCACTAAGAAAAATGCCAGGAATATTCTCCTCACCTACGTTTCTAATAGCCACCAAAATGGCTTCTCCAATCGTATTATTTTCTACGCTCCAATATATATCAGTTGGGTTCTTTGTGATTGACACCAGATAAGTAGTAATCTCTTTTAGTAATTGAACTTGATTTTCTATGGTGGTCTTATTATGAGTCCATTCTGCCATCTGTCGATTTGTTCGTGCTTCAAAAACTTGTATAGCCGCCGGATCTCCCCCGGTGCCCAAACTAGGATCCAAAGATACCAGATAAGTATTGCCTATTGTAGGCTTCGCATACCATCTTACCTGACCTTGTTTTTCAATGGGTTCAATACCTTTTAGTTCGTTTAACTTAAAGGGGTTGATTAGGGTTTCTTCAAAAGAAACAAATTCACAAAGAACCTCTCTCGCAAACCGTTCTTCACCAATTTTTTCACGCTGTTCTTCCGCCCATTTTTCATCACGGTCCGGATGCTCATTCCACCCGGCAGTGATCGCCTTAAATCCATTTACCCCAAGGCCATCTGGGCGACTATTTCCGAACTCATCTAGAACCTTATTTGCCCCGTTCCATATTTCTGCAAACATATCGTCACAATGATTTGGTGTGCTCGTAACAAAACATTTACCGCCCGTGCTCAATGTCATTGATATAGACGTCCAGAATTCTCTGGCGAGTGACGGACGAAGGAACGCGAGTTCATCACATTGATGTGATTTTATATTATTCACCAAAATGGTATGAGAATCACTATTAATGATTTCATATGTGTCTACTAATATAATATCTTCAATATTTTTAATTGATATTTCTTCACCATTTTTAATTTCTAATTTATCATTTGTTTTTAGATTTTTAACCAAAACTTCTTTATCATTTGAAAAAAATTTATGATCAAGAGTGGCCGTAACGCTCTTGTTATCTATTAGAGTAATTTTTTTTGATTTTTTATTGACGTTATGATTAAAAATTATTCCTTCAAAATTCTCCCACCCGTTTGGCGTTAAAATATCATATTTTGTATTAATTTTTGTTTTTTGCTTCATAAAACCTCCTTAAAATATTACTTGAAGTGGGAGGTATTTTCTCTTCTATTTCTTCGGTTATTAAGGCAAAAAAGATATTAAATTCTTCATCATTTTGTTCTTTTGTATAATTTATTTCTAATAATAATGCCTCAATAGATTTGCTGCATTTTGAATGTTTACTTACGTTTTCTTTCCATGGAATAGGTTCTAAATTTTTCTGGTGAGCAATAACCAACGGACTAATTTTATTTTTCCATCCATAAAAAATACTTACTTGATGATCCAATTGATATGCATCAGGTGTACCGGCCAGGCCAAACATATAGAACTCTTTCAATTGATTTTTATACTGATTAGATAATCCAATTATAATGGTTTTATATCGATAAAATGCCGGTCTTTCGCGAACATCACTAATTTGTCCTCTTTCAATTTTCGTTAAATTTCCATTAATAATTGCTTTTGATGCCAACTGGCTATAACCATTTCTTCCAAACTCATCAACATTAGCTAAATGTGTCGCTTTGGTTTTTGCTCCTAATTTTTGGTAACCCGTTACACCGTTTGCATCTGGCGTTGTTAAAACGG